GCGATAAATATTCCACAAAAGGTTGTAAATGCCGAGCTACAGATTCAGAGCAGAAAAATATGTCAGTAGAGGTTTCAAGGACTTAGCAGTCTCATTCAATGAAAACCCTTCTACTAAAGATTTTGGTGCTGTGAAAAATGAGAGAGCAATCTCTCAGTCAGTGCGAAATCTTTTATTGACTACCTTTGGTGAAAGACCCTTCCAACCTGAGATTGGGTCTAGAGTCAAAGGACTTTTATTTGAGCAGTGGGATGTCTTTGCTGCGGATGCTATCCGTACAGAGATTTTTAACGTTATGGAAAGACTTGAGCCTCGTATTGAAGTGACAGAGGTCAAAGTAGATGATGCATCAGATAATAATGCTATTGAAATATCAATGGACTATGTAATCGTTGGACAAGAGTTAGTCCAAAATGTAGAATTCTTATTAGAGAAGACGTAAAATGCCTGCTATACCGTCACAATTAACTTCTCTAGACTTCTTTGAGATAAAAGAATCAATCAGGTCTTACCTAAGGACTAGGAAAGAGTTTACTGATTACGATTTTGAAGGTAGTGCTGCCTCATATCTTATTGACATTCTAGCCTATAACACATATTACACAGCATTCAATGCAAACATGTCATTGAATGAGGCGTTTTTAGAATCTGCAACTGTTAGAGATAACGTTGTAAGAATTGCAAAACAATTAAACTATACGCCACGCTCAATCAAAGCTCCTAAGGCATGTGTGCACATTAAGGTGCAAACTACAACTGCTTTGAATGGAATTACCTTCCCTGAGTTTTGTGTGTTGCATAAAGGAGATGTATTTGTAGCAGACAACGCACTTGATACGTTTACCTTCACATTAACTAGAGATATTCAAGTGCCAGTAGATACAGGCACAGGTATAGCAGATTTCTCTAACGTTATCATATATCAAGGTAACTTATTAACATATAATTACACAGTTGACTACACTAAGAATCAGGAATACATAATTCCTGCAGAAAATGTAGATACTGAATTATTAAGTATTGATATTTCACCTAATGCACAGTCTGAAGAGAAGGATACTTATAATCTAGCAGGAAATGTTACTTCTCTTGATGAAAACTCTCGTGTTTACTATCTTGAAGAGACTGACGACCAAAGATATAAGGCAATCTTCGGTGATGGTGTCATTGGTAGGAAATTAGTTGATGGTGAATACATCACTATGAATTATGTCACCACTTTTGGTGTCGAAGCAAACGGTGCAGACAAGTTTGCATTCATTGGACAGATAACTGACTCCGATGGTCGTGTGATACCTCCACAGGCGATTAAGACAACGACTATGGAGAAGGCTCAGCAAGGTGAAGACGCTGAGACATCATTGAGTATTAAGTTTAGAGCACCTAGGTCATACTCGACACAAAACCGTGCTGTAACTGAGTCTGACTACGAGCACATCGTTACTGAGATATACCCACAGGCAGCGTCTGTGACCGCCTACGGTGGCGAGAAACTAGACCCTCCTGTATATGGTAAGGTATACGTTGCAATTAGACCAAAAACAGGAAATAAACTGAATGCAGCGACAAAAGTAAAAATTGAAAAAGATTTAAAGAAGTTTGCGGTTGCATCTATCCAACCTGAGGTAATTGACCCAACCAGTTTCTACATTATTCCAAAAGTTTATGTTTATTATAATGGAAATGCTACCAATCTATCTGGTAGTCAACTAGGCACTAAAATTTTACAATCTATCGATGCTTTTAACAGAAACGGACAGACTAACCGATTTGATAATCGTATTGAAGGGTCAAAATTTGGTGCAATGGTCGATAATAGTGATACAGCAATTTCTGGTAATGTCACACAACTTATATTAGGTCAAAATTTAGACAAATTTGCTTTTGGGCAAGTTTTCACTCAATGTCTAAACTTTGGAAACCCATTATACGACCCAAGTAGTTTCTCAGGAGACTCACAGTGTGAAGGTGCAGAGCTTCGTGAGAAATGTAAGCCTAACTTCTCAGTTGTTAAGTCTGGCACATTCTATGCCACTGACTATACCGAAGATTTGGTTAATTTAACTACTGGCACTGTTACAAATGCTTCTACTACTAGCATAGTCGTTTCTACAAACGAAAATACACAAGTTTTAGTCCCTGTAAACATCAGAGATGATGGAATGGGTAATCTTATGTTAGTTACTACTAGAGATGAGACAGAAGTCATCTTAAACGCTGCTGTAGGGACTGTAGACTATCAAACTGGACAAGTTTGTGTAGGTCCTATAGCAATTCAACAAACACCTGATGGTACAGAGCAACTTCCAATCTCTGTTATGCCTGTTTCTCCAACTATTGAGATTCCACCAGGTGTAGACCCAACTTTCTTTAACCCATCAGTCAATCCGATTGATTATACTACTAACAATGTGCCGATTCCCGCATTTGACCCTAATAACTTTAGCGGTTATAACTTAGGTGACACAAGTGGTCTAAATATCATTGACTACCCCTCTGATACCTTTACGTATCCTGTAGATACCTCTTGTTTCTAGGTGAAGAATGCAAACGAAGAATATTAACGTATCGGATAGAGTTGAAAATCAACTTCCTGAGTTTATTAGGCAAGAGGATAGACAACTTGTAAATTTTCTCTTTGAGTATTACAAATCTCAAGAGAAAACAGGACGTCCTTATGACATTCTGAATAATCTGCTAAATTATCTCAATCTTGACAGTTACACCTCCAAAACGTTGTCAAGCTCTACATTATTGCTTGATGATATTAGCACGATTGATACAAAAATAGAAATTGAAAGTATTGACGGATTTATCGAGAAAAATGGCTCGATAATGATTGATAATGAGGTTATCTACTACGAGTCTGTGACTCGAGGACCTGATGCCATCATTACACCAGGTGTATCTTATTCACAATTCAATAAAAAGAAACAACAACTTGAAAATCCATTTATGTTGTTTGATGGGGAAAGAAGAGAGTTTCCTTTATCATTTTTAGGCACTCCTGTAGCACCTCCTAGTGCAGAGCACCTTATAGTCATCACATATAACGATATGTTGACACCTGGTGTCGATTATACCGTAGATGGCACAAATATAATTTTTACAACTCCACCTAGAGAAAGAAGTGGTGCTGATGACTCTGAATTTACTCAAATTACGTATTTGGTTGGATATGCAGACCAAAACATAATCACTATCGATGCTAGTCCTTACACTGAGTGGCAAGGCACAAAAAATTACCCATTAAGAGTTAATACTGTTGATTATAACCCAACATCTGATATTGGTCTAATAATTAACAAGAATGGTAGGTTACAAGAGCCATATACCGATTATACTGTTTTTGATACGACTGTAATCTTCAAAAACCCGATTGGTGCTGCAGATGAGATTGATATTAGGTCTGTTGAGTATATTGCACCTTCATATGGTAGTGGTGCAAGTGCAGTTGTTGCCGTAAACGCAAATGGCGAAGTTTCTAGGATTATTCCTAAAACAGGTGGTAGTAAATATCGTTTAGACTTCAATCCTAAGGTAACTATCACTTCTAACGAAGGAAGTGGTGCAACTGTTAGGTCTTTGATTGGTGGTATCAAAAATATCAACCTAATTGACGGTGGACAAGGATATACTTCATATAACCCACCTATTCCTGTTGTAGCAACTCCTACAGACCCTAATGGCACTCCTGCAAGAGTTTCATTGACTGTAAATGATGAAACAGGTCAAGTTGACACTATTACTATAGATGATAGTGGAAGTGGGTATGGTTTTATCCCATCTATCACATTTAAGAATCCATCAGGTGCTACAATCAGTCCTTGCACAATCGATAGCGAAGGTAGAGTAAATGTAGACAGTATTCAAGTATTAACAATGGGTAGTGGTTATTCTAACCCTCCTACTGTTTATATTGACCCTGCTCCTGCTGATGGTATCAATGCACAGGCACAAGCAAGAATAAACCAAGATGGTCAAGTATATGAGATACAAATAACCAATAGAGGTAGAGGATATGTAACTGCACCTAGAGTTGCTATCATAGACCCTGTTGGTGCACAAGTCCTTGATGTTACTGTTGCATCTGGGTCAGTTACTAACATCGAGATGTTAACAGGTGGTAGTGGTTACAATGATGCACCATCTGTGTATATTGTTGACGATAGGAAAGACGGATTTGGCGAACCTATTGGTGGTACTGGCGCAACTGCTGCAGCAACCATATTCAACGGTGAAATCACTGATATTAACATTACCAATTTTGGTAGTGGATATTCTACCGAGTTTCCTCCTAAAATCTTCATTGCTGCTCCTAAATC